CATGTCGGTACGCCGGCCATTGTTCCTGGCAACCCGGATGCGAAGCAGGTCTTCAAGCCCATGAAGACGCTGCCTGACGGGTCCATTGATATTTCAAACCCGTTCGGGGCGAGCATCAAACCGGACGAAAAGCTTCGGCTTGTGCAGCGCGAGTACACGGACGCCAACGGTGAGAAGCATCAGTCGGCGATCAACGTGGTGAACGAGGAAGGCGACTGGCGGGAATGGAGCAAAACACTGTCGAGCCAGTTTCTTTCCAAGCAGTCCCCGGCTTTGGCACAGCGCCAACTGAAGCAGATGTATGACCAGAAGAAGGACGAGTACGACGAGATCATGTCACTCACCAACCCTACGGTTAAACAGCATCTGCTGGAAAGCTTCGCCGACGACTGCGACGCGTCAGCCGTCTCGCTGAAGGCCGCAGCTCTTCCGGGCACTGCCTCCCACGCCATTCTGCCGTTCCCTGATATTAAGGAGAACGAGATCTACGCACCGAACTACAAGAACGGCGACAAGGTCGTTCTTATCAGATATCCTCACGGAGGACAGCACGAGATCCCGGAGCTGACCGTCAACAATAACTTCAAGCCAGCAAAAGATATTATCGGAGCGGCTCCTGACGCGGTCGGCATTCACCCGAAAACGGCCGGCATTCTGTCCGGTGCGGACTTCGACGGCGATACGGTGCTTGTCATACCGAACAATGACCATAAGATATCCTATAAGACAGACCGTACTATGTCTGATGAGTTGCGTTCCGTTCGCGACTTTGACCCGAAGGAGCGCTACCCTGGATATCCTGGCATGAAGGTGCTTGACAACGCCGCCAAGCAGAAGAAGATGGGCGATGTGTCCAATCTGATCACGGACATGACCATCAAGGGCGCTGACGATGACGAGATCGCGAGAGCCGTACGGCATTCAATGGTCATCATCGACGCAGAGAAGCATAAACTGAACTGGCGGCAGAGCTATGAAGACAACCGCATCGCGGAACTCAAGGCCAAGTACCAGGGCATGAACGAACGCGGCCAGCTGAAGGGCGCATCCACTATTATATCCCGCGCGTCGTCCGATCAACGGGTGGATGAGCGAAAGGAAGGCGAATGGAGAGTAGACGCGGAGCATCCGAAAGGGCACCGTTTATATTACGATCCTGAAACCGGCGAGAAGCTGTACACACCGACCGGCCGCACATATTCCAAAGGCAAGCGGCTTGAGGACGGCACCTGGCAGGAGACATCGTCCGGCCACAAGTACCAGCAGATATCCACCAAGATGGCCGAAGCGAAGGACGCCTACACGCTGACATCCGGCGGATCCAAGGAGAATCCTGGGCACCGAATGGAAGCTGTCTATGCAGAGCACGCCAACCGCCTGAAAGCCCTTGCCAACCAGGCACGCAAATCATATTTGGCAACGCCGGATCTGAAATACGATCCAGAAGCGCGCAAGCAATATTCGCAGGAGGTTGCAAGTCTCGATCACAAACTGAACGAGGCGAAAAAGAACGCCCCTCTTGAGCGTCAGGCGCAGCTTCTGGCCAATGCTAACATCAAACGTGCCATGGAAGCCAATCCTGGCCTCAAGGACGATCATGACAAATTAAAGAAGGTCAAGGGAAAGGCCCTGACAAACGCCCGTGAGCGTGTGGGCGCCAAAAAGAGCCGTGTGATATTCACCGACCGCGAATGGGAGGCTGTGCAGAAGGGTGCTATCAGCAACACCAAGCTGAAAGAGATCCTGAAGAACGCCGATCTGGATGATATTAAGCAGCGCAGCATGCCGCGAACATGGAAAGGCATGAGCCCTGCCAAGATCAGCCGTGCCAAAGCCATGATGCGGAATGGTCATACACAGGCGCAGGTTGCCGAATCGCTTGGCGTGAGCGTGTCAACGCTGCTTAAGGCGGTGAATGGGAAAGGAGGAGAATGATCGTGCCCGAAATGATGCTGACAACTGAAGACAATCCGTTCTCCCCCTTCACCGACTGGGACAAATGGTTTGAGTTCGATGAAGAGAAAGGTTACCACACGTGCAACTTGATATCCCGAATGGCCGTTGACAGCGATGACATGGCCGATGTGGAGCAGCAGGAAGCGTACGATGCGGCAGTTGACGACATTCTCGACCTCAACATTAACCCTTATAACGGTGCAGTAGGCATGTACACCGTTGTGATGAGGGATGACGCAAGGTATAAGAAAGAAAAGTAACGCTCAAAATATAGATTTGGGCGTTTTTCTTATTTAAAAATCAAATAATATCATATCATTTATCACTTTCTGACCTTACACACCCCGGGGGGAGGGGTCAGAAAACCCACCCCCTCCCCCTTCATCGCGCCGGTCTTCAAAAAATCCCCGGAGGGATATTTTGGGGTGCCTTTTACAGGGGAATCGTGTCATATTTCTGGAGCGTGGCGTCATTTAGGTCCTGTCAAAAGCACAAGCAGCCCTTAATGCAACTCCTCCTTCCACAGCCGCTGTCAGAAACTATGCCGATTCCCCTGTAAAGGGCACCAATAAGCAGCAAAGCATATTTGAAAGTCACGGAAACAGGAGGGTAGATAGCCATGAGTAGGCCGAAAGGCGAGTCTACCCAGCCAAAGAGGAGACTACCGCCGGCTAAAAGTCTTGAAGATCGTGAGAATCAGCTGATTGCGCTTGCCGTTGACGTCGCTGAGCAGCGCCTCCTAGATGGCACAGCTTCCAATCAGCTTGTTTGTCATTTTTTAAGCCTCGGTTCGGTGAAGGCAAAGCTCGAGCTCGAGAAAGTCCGAAACGAAAACGAGCTCCTCAAGGCAAAGTCCGCGGCACTCGAGGCCGGCCGCCATACAGAGGAGCTGTACCAGAACGCGCTGGAGGCTATGCGCGCATATTCTGGGAAGGATGACGAATGAGTAGTGCTCGCATTCGTCGATATTCCGAGCTCTGCCAGCTCAATACGTTCGAAGAGCGGTTCGAGTATCTTAAACTCGGCGCTCAGGTTGGCCTGCCGACGTTTGGTGCAGAGCGATATTTGAACCAGCGCTTTTATCATCTTCAGGAGTGGCGTAAGGCTCGCGACTTTGTAATCATTCGCGACGGAGGATGTGATCTCGGTGTGCAAGATGGCGAGCACGATATTTGCGACATCAGCATTCCGGGGAAGAAGCGGCTTAAGAATGTTATCATCGTTCACCACATGAACGCCATTACGGTCGAAGACGTTGAGAGCCGTAACCCGGATCTGTTTAATCCTGAGTATCTGATCACAGTCTCAGGCGCTACCCACAACGCAATACATTATGGTGATGCCGACTTACTGCCAAAGCCGTTTGTCGAGCGAACGCCATACGATACATGTCCGTGGAAACTATAAGGGGTGATTGCTATGGAAAACAGCATCCTTGCGAGCGTTAAAAAGCTTCTTGGTGTCCCGGACGACTATGAAGCGTTCGACGATGACATCATCATGAACATTAACGCCGCATTGGCCGTGTGCATGCAGCTCGGTGTCGGGCCGAAGGAAGGATTCGCAGTAACTGGGTATGACGAGACATGGAGCGATTTTCTCGGGGACGACGAGATGCAGCTTCAGCAGGTCAAGATGTATGTCTTCATGAGGACCAAAACGACTTTTGATCCCCCGCAGAATTCCTTCGTCCAGACGTCGCTTGAAAACCAGATGCGCGAATACGAATGGCGTATGAACGTTCAGGTCGATCCGAAACTTGAGGAATGATTAGGAGGACACGCCTATGCCACGATTCACAGACAGGCTGATGCATGCCTGGAATGTATTCCGGGGGCGCGATGCCCCCAACTACTACGACAACGGCCCCTCATTCAGCTATCGTCCGGATCGGCGGAGGCTCCTGCCAGGAATTGACCGATCGATTGTCAATTCGATCATCACACGAATCGCAATTGACTGCGCCGCTGTTAGCATTCAGCATGTTAGGACCGATCAAAATGGACGATTCCTTGAGCCGATGGCATCACAGCTCCAACAATGCCTTACGGTCAGCGCGAACGCGGATCAGAGTGGGCGGGCCCTTGTGCAGGATATTGTGGCTAGCATGCTGGACGAAGGTGTCGTTGCTGTTGTTCCGGTTGAAACAACCGTTCGTCCGACAAACCCGGGGTCGTTTGACATAACGAGTTTGCGAGCTGGCAGGGTCATACAATGGAAGCCGAAGCATGTGCGCGTAGAGCTGTACAATGAGAATACCGGGTACAAAGAAGAGGTGGAAGTAGCCAAGGCATCGACTCCCCTACCTGAGAATCCGCTATATTCTGTCATGAACGGCCCGAACTCCACATTGCAACGGCTATGCCGAAAGCTTAATCTTCTTGACATTATCGACGAACAGTCCTCGTCCGGCAAACTCGACCTTATCATTCAGCTCCCGTACGTGATCAAGTCGGAAGCAAGGATGAAGCAGGCTGAGCAGAGGCGGCAGGACATTGAGAAGCAGCTGGCCGGTAGCAAATTCGGCATCGCCTACATCGACGGAACCGAAAAGGTTACCCAGCTTAATCGCCCGATTGAGAACAATCTGATGTCGCAGGTTGAATACCTGACAAAGATGCTCTACGGCCAGCTTGGTATGACCGAAGAGGTTCTTAACGGCACGGCTGACGAGAAGACGATGCTTAACTACTACAACCGGACGATAGAGCCGATCCTCAGCGCAATTTGTGACGAGATGCGCCGCAAATTCCTGACGAAGACTGCCCGCACACAGCTACAGACAATTGGCTTTTGGCGCGATCCGTTTAAGCTCGCTCCTCTTGCGAGCATTGCTGAGATTGCTGACAAGTTCGTTGCGAACGCAATACTTAGCCCGAACGAGATCCGCGGTATTATCGGCTTTAAGCCAGTTGAGGATCAGAACGCTGATGCGCTCATGAACCGCAACATTAACCTTGAACCCGGCGCGGAGGAAGCTCCGCCTGAGGAAGAAGCTTACCCTGAGGAAGGCGGAGAACTTCCGATCTCCCAGATGCCGGTGAGCGAGATTAGAAACATGCAGTAAAACTTCAAAATGGAATCAGGCCGGCGATCCGGATGAATGATGACAATATGGCGGATTCGTGAAGGAACCCGTTGGTCTTTTTGTTTTTATGAAGATTTGGCTGCATCGGAAGGAGCAATTGCATGATTACACAGCAGAATTGCGACTTCAGTGGTTACGTAACAAAGAACGATCTGAAGTGCGCAGACGGTAGGACGATCCGCCACAACGCGTTCGCCGCGGACGATGGCAAGGAAGTCCCGCTGGTATGGATGCATCAGCATGACTCGCCGTTCAATGTGCTCGGCAAGGTTCGCCTTGAGAATCGCAAGGATGGCGTGTTTGGCTATGGATCCTTTAACGGTACGGAAGAAGGGCAGAACGCAAAGCACCTTGTGCAGCATGGCGATGTGCTCGGTCTGTCCATCTATGCCAACCAGCTCAAACAGAGCGGTGGGGATGTTCTCCACGGTGTAATTCGGGAGGTCAGCCTGGTAATGGCTGGGGCTAACCCGGAGGCGAAGATCAACTATGTGAGCCTTGCTCACAGTGAAGACGGCACCGATCTTGACGCCGTGATCACCCTTAACTTTGACGAGGGCCTGTTTCACGCGGCAGAAGATGGAGCCGAAAAGGAGGAACCTGAGATGGATGAAAACAAGCCCAGCGAAAAGACCGTTCAGGATGTCATCAACGAGATGACTGAAGAGCAGAAGAACGTGATGTACTTTATGGTCGGCAAGGCTCTTGAGGATGCTGGCGTCGACGATGAAGATGAAGACGAGGAGGATACTGACGTGAAGCACAACGTGTTTGAGGGTGACACCCCCAGCAATTCCCTGAGCCATGCCGACTACCAGGCGATCTTCGCCGATGCAAAGCGCTGTGGTAGTCTGAAGGAAGCTGTTGAGAACCATATGGAAAGCGGCGTTCTCGCGCATGCCGTGTACAATCATGACGCGGATGGCAACACCACCACCGAGCAGACCTATGGCGTTGCTGATATTAACTATCTGTTCCCGGATTACCGGACTATGGGTAATACCCCCGAGTTCCTGAAGCGTGACACTGGCTGGGTTGGCCGCGTCATGAACGGCGTGCACCACACCCCCTTCAGCCGCATCAAGTCCATCTTCGCGGATATTACCATGGACGAAGCCCGCGCGAAGGGTTATGTGAAGGGCGCCCGCAAGACTGAGGAAGTCTTTGCCCTGCTGAAGCGCACCACCGATCCCCAGACCATCTACAAGAAGCAGAAGCTGGATCGCGATGACATCATCGACATTACCGACTTTGACGTCGTTGCCTGGATTAAGGGCGAGATGCGGATGATGCTGGACGAGGAAATCGCTCGTGCGATCCTGATCGGCGATGGCCGCAGCCTGTCCTCCCCCGACAAGATTCAGGAAGCGCACGTGCGTCCCATCATCACTGATGATGATAACGCTCTGTTCGCCATCCCGGTGACTGTTGAGCCTCAGGCCAGCGACGCTCTGACCGCCAAGGCCACTATCACCGCCGTGCTGAAGAACCAGCGCAAGTATGAAGGCAGCGGCAACACCGTGTTCTTCGCTCCTCCGTCTGTGATCGACGACATGCTTCTGCTGGAGGATACCCTCGAGCATCGTCTGTATAACGACGAGCAGGCTCTGGCCCGCGCTCTGCGTGTCAGCTCCATCGTGTCTGTGCCTGTTATGGAGAACGTGACCGACGACGAACGCGGCGAGCTGGCCGGTATCATTGTCGACCTGCGCGACTACAATGTTGGCGCGGATCGTGGCGGTGCCGTGAACATGTTCGATGACTTTGACATCGATTACAACCAGCAGAAGTACCTGATCGAGACCAGGATCTCTGGCGCCCTGACCAAGCCGCACTCCGCTCTCGTCGTGTGGAAGAAGGCCTCTGAGAGCACCAACCCCTAAGGTGAATCAAAATGGCGAAGTATTATGGCAAAGTCGGGTACTCGAATACTGAGGAAACCGCCCCCGGCGTTTACAGAGAATCACTTCTGGAACGTGACTACTACGGAGACGTCCTGAAGAATTCCCGGCGTTGGGAGCGCGGCGAGCATCAGAACGACAACCTGACCGTATCCAATCGCATCAGCATTGTGGCCGATGCGTACGCTTTCGAGCACTTCTTCGCCATCAGGTATATTTGGTGGGAAGGGGCGCGCTGGAAAGTGTCCGAAGTGGAAGTCCAGCGCCCCCGTCTTATTCTGACGATCGGGGGCGTGTACAATGGCGACCCGGATTGATCTGTTCAACCTGCTCGTCGATGTGCTGGCCGACAGCATCCACGAGGAGCAGGGCGCGCTGATCGCCTCCGCAAAGGCGAAGGCGCGAAAGCAGGTGTTCTTTGAGCCTCCGGAAACGGTCAAGCTCACGTATCCCTGCATCATTTACACGAGGAAGCCGTACCTTGCACGGCACGCCGACAACCGGAACTATACGCTGACAAACCAGTACGACGTTACCGCGATCTATAAAGACCCGGACAGTCAGCTGGCGAAGCGCATTGCGGAACTTTCCAGATGCCGGCATGAACGCCATTATACGGCGGACAATTTGCAGCACGATGCTTTCACGATTCTTTACTGAGGAGGGACAATACCATGAGTAAGCTCGTATGGGATCAGACCGGCGAACGGTATTACGAGAATGGTACATCCAAAGGCGTACTCTACCCTATGAACAATGGCACTTATGAAAAGGGCGTGGCCTGGAATGGTCTGACGAGTGTCAGCCTGAGCCCCGACGGTGCCGAGGCTCAGGATCTGTATGCTGACAACATCAAGTACGCGACTTTCCGTTCCGCTGAAACTTTTGGCGGCACGATCGAGGCGTACACTTATCCGGACGAGTGGGGCCCCTGCGATGGCAGTGCCACCCCCACGCCCGGTGTCTACGTCGGCCAGCAGAAGCGCAAGCCGTTCGGTCTTTGCTTCCGCAGCGAGATCGGTGACGATACTCACGACTTTGAGACGGGCGGCTACAAGTTGCACCTGATTTACAACTCTACGGCCTCTCCTTCCGAGCGGTCCTACGAGACGATCAATGACTCCCCCGACGCTATCACGCTGAGCTGGGAGTTCGAGTCTACTCCCGTGAATGTGACCGGCTACAAGCCCGTCGCGCATATTGAGATTGACTCCAATAAGGTCGACCACGATAAGCTGGAAGATCTTGAGGATATTCTGTACGGCACTGACAATGCCGAGCCCCGTATGCCTCTGCCCGACGAAGTCCTCAGCACTCTGCGCTAAGGTATATTTTTTCGGGAGGGGTCTTCGCGTGAGGCCCCTCCCTTTCCTATCGTCTCTAGCAACGTACGGCGCCAATCGGGCCGACAGAGCTTCCACCTCCTTTGGCTGAACCCGGCTGACGCCGTACCTTGCTGGAGACGATATTTACTTTGAAGGAGGAAAACACCATGTATAAGAAGACCATTAAGTACACGGATTTCAATGACAATGAGCGCGAAGAGACGTTCTACTTCAACCTCACCGAAACCGAACTTATGAAGATGGATCTTAAGGCGAACGGCCTTGCTGAGATGATGCGGCGTATCATTGCCGCCGAGAACACGGCAGAGATTGCGGCTGTTCTGGAGGACATCATCCTGAAGTCTTACGGCGAGAAGTCCCTGGACGGCAAGCGGTTCGTCAAGAACGACGAAATTCGTGACAGCTTTGCGGCCAGTGAGGCGTTCTCCAATCTGTTCATGGAGCTTCTCCAGGACGAGAAGGCGACCGCCGAGTTCTTCAACGGCATCGTCCCCGCGAAGGTCCGCGGAGAGCTGGCCAATATGAGCGAGGAGGACCGTGCGAAGCTGCTGAAGGGCGAAACCCCGGCAAGCCTGACGGCGGTTAAGTAAAAAGAAGGGTGGAAGATGCGGAATTCTCAGGTGCTGACAATTTCGCTGCCCGGGGATGAGTTTTTTAACGAAGAAACCAGCGAGTTCATCTCGGTCCCCGGGCAAACCATCCAGATGGTTCATTCCCTGCTGTCGATTGAGGAATGGGAAACCAAATGGAAGAAACCTCTGCTGCACCGGCTTGAGCACGGGTTTGAGACGAGAGCCATGCAACTCGACTATTATCGCTGTATGACAATCACGCAGAACGTAAACCCGCTGTTGTGGGTCCACCTTCCACGTGATATTGAGCAGCAGATCGTCGACTACATCAACGACCCGATGACGGCTACGACATTCGGCGATTCGCGTGGCAAGCGGGCAAACCGCAAAAAGATCATCACGTCTGAACAGATCTATGCGTGGATGGCCGGGAACGATATTCCGTTTGAGTGCGCCAAATGGCACGTTAATCGCCTGTTCACGCTGATCCGCGCATGCTCAATTGAGAACGCGCCGAAAGACAAGATGGGAAAAGGCGCAACCATGAAACAGAACAGGATGCTGAACGAGGCGCGACGGAGGGCAAGCGGGTCAAGAGGATAATGGAGGTATATTTTCATGCCGATCGGGGTAAGCCATAAGGGGAGCTTTAGGAAAGCCGAGAAGTTCCTTCGGAGCGCCTCGAGAGAGGAGTACCTCCAGGGGCTTGATATTTTGGCGCAGGAAGGCGTCACCGCGCTTGCATCGGCAACTCCCAAAGATACTGGCGTGACATCCGAATCCTGGGGGTATGAGATCCGTCAGGAAGATGGCGTTTACCAGATTCATTGGATCAACAGTAATGTTAATCGTGGCATCAACATAGCTTTGATATTACAGCTCGGTCACGGAACCCGTAACGGAGGTTACGTGCAAGGGCTGGATTACATTAACCCGGCATTGAAACCTATATTTGATGCTATCTCCGAGAAAGCCTGGAAGGTGGTGAGGTCATGAGCAGTATTGACGAGCGCGTCGTCCAAATGCGGTTTGACAACAAGCAGTTCGAGAGCGGCGTTAAGGAGACAATGTCCTCACTGGACAAGCTTAAGGAGAAGCTCAGTTTCAAGGGAGCCGAGAAGAGCTTCCGGGAAGTAGAGCGCGCCGCCGAACGTATTGATTTTTCCGGTGTGCTCGGCAGTCTGGACCGAATTGAGGGAAAGCTTCAGGAACGGTTCAGCCTGTGGGGTAACATGACCCGTAAATGGGCTGAGAACTTTGCGGACACGGTGGAGATGTACGGCAAAAAGTCGCTGAAGGTGCTTACCGGTGTCGACCAGTTTAAGCCGGGTCTTGATAAGTTCAGCAATATTACGCGGGCTACCGCGGCTATAAAGTCAGCTCTCCCGGACACCGAGATGTCCGTCATCAACGAATATTTGGCGGATCTTAACAAATACACGGACGAAACTAGTTACGATCTTGTCGATATGGTCGACAACATCGGTAAGTTTGTAGCCAACGGTATCGATTTGGGCGTTGCCGTGGAAGCCATGAAGGGTATCGGCAACGAAGCTGCCAAGGCCGGTCAGGGCATAGGCGAAGCCAAAAGGGCAATGTACAACTTCTCGCAGGCGCTGGCATCAGGCAAGGTTCGTCTCATGGACTGGCGGTCTATTGAGAACGCTAACATGGCGACTGCCGACTTCAAGAATACGATTCTTGAAACCGCCGTTGAGCTAGGTGTTCTCGAAACCAGCGTCGACAAATCTGGTGCGACCCTGTACAAGACGACGAAACTGGCCGGTAAATCTGGCAAGAAATTCCTAGGGCAAGATTTTGCCGACAGCCTATCGTATGAGTGGTTCACGGCAGATGTTCTGACGACAACCTTAGGCAAGTATGCGGACAGGACGACTGAATTCGGTAACGAAGCGTTTCTTGCCGCTCAGCAAGCTCGCACTTTCGGCGACGCCATGAACGCCGTTCGGGACGCCGCGAGCACTGGTTGGATGAACAGTTTTCAGATCGTTATTGGCGACATGGAAGAAGCCACCGAAGTGTGGACGAATCTGTGCAATGCGATAATCGAGGTAACTGACGCCAGCTCCTCGTGGCGTAACGAGGTGCTTCAGGGGTGGCGTGATCTTGGTGGCCGTGACAGCATGCTTGCCGCTGCTCAAAATCTGTGGTTCACATTTTCCAGCCTGTATAACATGGGCGCCGACGTGTTCCGGCAGATTCTCGGCCCGACCGGTGAATCACTGGCCAATGCCACGAAGAGTCTTGAAAACTTTAGCGTAAAGCTTAAGGGTTGGGCGTTCGGGATGGTGAAATACGGGTCCGGTACGATACCTCGTATCAGTGCTCTTCGCCATATTGTCCAGGGATTCGCGTCCGGGATTAAGCTCGGCGGCGAGGTCGTCGGCCAAACCCTCAAATTTCTTGGCGGACAAATCAAGAAGTTACTTCCGTTCACCGATGACATATTGGTATGGCTAAGCAAGGCCGGCATTAGGTTCAGGGATTTTGTGTCCAGGACAATTAAAGAAAACAAAATCGGAAAGTTCTTCGACGGCTTGTCGACCACGCTCGATCCAATCGTTTCTAGAATTCCAAAGCTCGGTTCCGCATTTCTCACATTTGGAAAGAATATGCTGACGGCTGTCAAGAATTCTGGCACCTGGGCGAAGATCACAGACTGGTTTTCCGGGCTTAAGAGCAATGTAAAAGCTCAGTTCCCGGGCATCATAACCGGCGTTGCGAACTTCTTTGACAAAGTAGTTGCAAAACTGAGCGATCCAGAAACCGTCACGAAGATCAAGGGCTTCGTGAAAAACCTTAGCACCCAAATCGGCACCAAGCTTGCCTCGCTCGGTGAGAAGCTCAAGCCAATCGGGGAAAAGATTTCAAACGGCTTTTCAACCGTCTGGAATACGATCGTTGACTTTTTCTCATCCGGTAAGGCGGCAGAAGTTTGGGGCAACGTCAAGACCTGGTTCGGAAACGCGTGGAACTGGATTGTCGAAAAGTGGGGCGATATTTCAAAGGCCCTTGAGCCAGTAGGCGCAAAACTAAGCGAGGGTTTCACTGTCGTTAAGGACGCAGTCGTAGGGTTCTTTACTGGCGGTACGTTCAAGACTGTTTGGGATGACATATCCCGAGTCGGAACTAACGTTTGGAACGCAATTGTCGGATGGTTTGAAGGCGGTGGCGTACAGAACGTTTGGGAGAACGTCAAGACTTTTGGCCTCAATCTTTGGTCTTCCATCAGCGGCTGGTTCGGAAGCGAAACGGTTCAGAACGTATGGAACTCTATAAAAGGCTTTGCCGTCGGGCTTTGGGAAGCGGTTAAGAGTTTCTTTTCAACGGACACAAGCGGCATAGAGGGCGTTTGGGAAAAACTGTCGGCCAGATTCAGCAAATTTGGCGAGTTATTTTCGTCAGTGTTCGAGTCCGTAAAGAAGAAAGTTCCGGAAATTCTTGCCAAAATTGGGCCGTTCATCGTCGAGAAGTTCAAGCAGCTTGGCGCCTGGATTTCAGGGGCAGCCGGAAGTATCGGCGGATGGTTCAGCGACATATTTGCCAAACTGTTCCCGCCAAAGGAAGAAGTTAAGAAGACTGAGGAGCTTAATGTATTTCAAAGGATATGGGAGAAGATCAAAGAGTTCTTCCGGTCTATATTCAACACCGGAACCGCTATATTTATCGGAGCTGCGGTTGTTGTTGGGGTGCTGATTTATTCGGCGGTTAAGATTCTTGGGAGTATTGACCGAATCAAGAACGGCAATAAAACCCGTTTCATTGAGGATTTTGGGAAGGCAATGGTCCGCATCGGTGGCGCGATTCTTATGATTGCGGCCGCTGTAGGCATTCTATCCCTGATACCCCAGGATGCGCTTATTCGCGGAGCAGCGGTCATCGGCGGCATTTTGCTGGCTGTCGGTTTGTTAGCACTGGCCGTAAAGCTTTTACATCTTGACAGCGTTATCAAATCGATCAGCATGATCGGCATAAGTTTACTGGCTATGTCGGTCGGCATATTGCTTCTTATACCGGCTATGCAGATTCTGGCAGCTGTCTCGTGGGATACGTTCATTGATGCTGTCGGCAAAGTCGCGTTGCTGATGCTCGCCCTAAGTATCGCCGCGAGGATAGCCGGTTCCGGTGGCAGCGGGTGGCAGACGGTAGTTGCTCTTGCTGCCGGCGCACTTATAATGGCGTTGTCGCTTAAGATCGTATGCGACACATTGATCGGAATTCCTGTCGCGGAAGCTGTCGCTTGCGTTGTCGCTCTTGGGGCGCTCATAGCAATACTGGGCTTTTCCGCCAAGCTTGCCGGCAACACAAAAGGAGCAATTCTCGCGTTCGCCGGAATGGCCTTGGCTTTGGACCGTATACGGGCTGTATTTGACACGCTCAGGCAATTCAGATCAACCGAAGAAGCCATTTTAGCGGCAGGCGCGATTGCGCTGTTGATCGCAACTCTTGCAGGCGCGTTTTACCTTCTCGGCAATATGGATCTCGGCGCAATAATCAAGGGCGCCTTGGCGATCGTGCTTCTTTGCGGGGCTTTGGCGGCAGGTGTGGCGCTGATCGGCATAGGCGCTAAGTCCGCACTTGAAAACATAGCTTCCGGAATTGAAACCATGGGCGAAGCTCTGGAGAACTTCAGCGACAATATGAAGAACGCTGATGACAAGTCGGCAACCACAGCCAAAAACATGATCAGCGACATTGGCGCCGCTATGTGGGATGTTGTCCAGATGAGCTTTTGGGGTTCTGGCGGTGCCATGAGCAAGGTCACGAACGCTATATTTACGCTTGGCAGTACGCTCAGCACTTTCTCGACCAACGTCAAAAACGCTTCGAGCACGTCTGCCGCGAAAGCCAAACAGATCTGCGATAAACTGGCGGAAGTGTTCACAACAATCACGACAATCACTTTCACCAATTTTGCCACCTTCAAGACAAACACTTTCTCCCTCGGCAGCCAGTTGAAAACTTTCTCGTTCAACATGTCGGAAGTTGACACGACGAATACAAGTAAAGCAAAAACGGTTGTCGATCAGATCAAAGAGGTTGCTGACGTTATCAACGCGATCCCTGATGTAAAGGATCTCGCCGTAACGATAACGAACATCGGCTCCGCTATTACTCTGTACAACGAGGCCGTCGGAAAAATTCAAAATGATGGAACCGACGGAGGGCAGGGCACCGAGATGCCGACAAAGGGGATCGCAGACACGTTCCGAGCTCTTGCGGCAGACATGCCTGATACGTCGGCAATCGAGCAGGTGTCTAGGTTTGCCAATGATGGCGGAGGTCTGACGAATTTCGCGCTCGGCATAACGTCGCTGACAAATGCGCTGCAATATTTTTCGTCGAATATGGGCTCCGTCGACCAAGGGCTCATCCAGATGGGCATTGGCAATCTGCAATCGTTTGCTGCCATCGGAAATGCTCTTCCGGAAAAGACGACCATCGAGACCATGTTCAGCAAGGTAACCGTCGACAAGCAATCGTTATCTGAGTTCGGCTCGAATATTTCGGAGCTCGGCGATGGTCTGGCGGCTTTCGGTAACTCGCTGAAAGACATCAAATCGTCCGACCTAAAGAAAGAAATCGATGCTGCCGACGCTCTGCGTGAGTTGTCCGATAAGCTTGACCTTTCCTCAAAGAAGAGCTTTTGGGAAATGATCACCGGGCAGCCTGACGCGATGCAGTCGTTCGCTGATAACATTGCTATTTTAGGTACCGGCCTTAGGAACTTCTACACTGAAGCTTATGCAGACGGAGTAGACTATACAAAGCTTACCTCTAAAGACGGCCCGATTAAGGCATTCGAGTCGCTTGTTGACATAATGAACGCCTATCATCAGCTCGAAAGCAGCAATTTTGAGGGTTCTGGCGTTACCATCGAGACCTTCGGCATGCGGGCCGGTGACCTTATTGAGATTACCAGTTACCTTCCACAGCTCGGCGCCAACATGAACGAATTCGTTAAGTCGTTCGGCGATGGCGATACCGAGAAGCTTGGTATTCTCGCCAACTCACTTGCGGAAATAGCAAGCGCCTTTGTTAGTATCACCGGCATGACGTCCGAAACGTTCAGCCTCGATTTCCTTACCGGACTTGGCGACGCCTTGACTGCTAACATCGGCGAAGTCGATCCAGGCATTGATACCGTCATCGATCATTTCAATCGGAAAGGCAGCGCGTTCATAGCAATCGGTGCCTTCTACATTGATGGCTTGGTTATTGGCCTTACCAGCAACCAGCAACGTCTGTTCGATACGGCACAGTCCATTGCCGGTCGTGTTTCCAACATATTTGATGACGCCTGGAAAGTTGGCTCACCAGCTAAGGTGGCAATCACGCAGGCTAAATGGTACGGCATAGGGCTTGAGGTTGGATTCGGCAGGACGCGTGACGAGGTTATTGCGTCGGCCAGAGATACTGCCACTGGGGTTTCTGATGCAGTTAGTAGCAAGCTAATCTCATCGCTGCCTCACAAGACTCGCAAAATACCGACCCTCAAAATAAACCAAGATTGGCTAACTGCCGTCGGGGGCATTAGTTCGGCCGGGCTTTCCGGGCAGGATAAAATCGACGCCCTTCATGACGCGTTCACTGGTTTGTTCGGATCTGATGCCAGTTTCTTTGGAGACCTGAAAGACGGGATCGACAGCATAATCAACGGCGACAAAGAAGACGACAAGAAACCTGGAAAATCTGGCACCGGCGGATCCGGTGGCTCAGGCGGAACTGGAGGCGGCTCAAACGGCGCTGGCCAAAGTGCTGGCGCGGCCGCATCTGCCCGTACTGCAACCCTTAATGATGTTATCGACCGAATCGCTGACGTTGAAGCCGCCGTGCTCGATGTCTCCTACGCGATTGGTTCGATGAATGACAGCTTCTCAGAGATCGGCGTGACCCTTGACGGCAAAACGCTCATCGGTCATATCGATAAAGAACTTGGCAAGAGAGCCAGGAGGTGATTCTATGAGTCCTGATTGGAAGCGCAAACTGACCAGCCGTAAGTTCTGGCTGACGATTTGCAATTTCGTAGGCATGCTCATGCTCTATCTCGGTTCTTCCGGTGAGCAGGTCGAGCGGCTGACTGCCCTGATTATGGCCGGTGCTGGCGTTATCGCCTACATTGTCGCTGAGGGTATGGCCGACGCGAAGGGCGCTGAAGCCAACGCGGAACTTGTCTACGAAATCACGGACGAGGAGGAAACTCCGGAAGCTGAGGGCTAATCAGCTCTCTTCCACCCCCCACGGGTCTTGAACGGCCCGTGGGGTTTTCCATTTGCGAAAGGGATTGACATGCCTGACACAAAACTCTATACTGAGAGCGAAGTTCGGCAGCTTCTCCACAGCACTTTGGATGACCTGCTGAACCTGAACCTTGACAACGGTATAGCTGGCGACCGCAAGGAGGAAGAACTCATGAGTAGTCGTATCAAGCAACGTGCTGTTGTTAAGGGCCGTACGTACTGGCTGACCGGCGCAACAAATCAGGATATTCTCGACCGTTACCTTGAACTTTGCTATCGGGAAGGCGTGGCTGTTCCGGCGATTGCTGGCATAGAAAAGCAGATGCCGTTGTTCGGGGCGTATCTTGAAAACTTCATAGCCCTGTACAAGACAGGCCAGGGATCAAACACCACTGTAAACCGGCAACGGATCATTCGCAACCACATCCAACCGAAGTACGGGCACACGCCTCTGGACCGTATCACCGTCTCCTCGCTTCAAGGATGGCTTAACTCACTGGCCGAAACCTATTCCCACGAGACAATTCTCAAGATCGTCAACACCATGCGCCCGGCCCTTGATGCAGCTGTCGAAGACGGCTACATCGAGAAGAACCCGCTCAAGTCGCCGAGGATCAAGATCGGCGGCAAGGAGACGGTCGGCCACAAAGCAATCCCATCAATCAAAATGGAAGAGATCCGTCAGGGATTGCGGTCACTTCCAGATAGAGAGCGAAAGATGGCAGCGCTTCTAGCGTATACTGGGATGCGATTTGAGGAAGTGCTCGGCCTAAGATGGGAGGACGTTGACTTCGAAGGTGGATGGATCAGTATCCGCCGGGCGGTTATACACCCGACAAGAAACCTTCCGGAAGTAAAGCCGACAAAGACCGCGACATCCGAACGCGATATTCCCATACACAGGGCCTTTAAGGCCGATCTCGGCAAGATCGGAACATCTGGTTATATTCTGTGCAACTCGGCAGGAGAACCTCTGAGCTACAGCGAAGCCAGAAGGTGCTTCAACAAGATCCGGGCAGCATTTGGCCTTGACGGGTACTCGGCGCATGACTTCCGGGATACTTGCTCGACCGAATGGCGCGAGAAAGGGATCCCTCTTGACGTCATTGCCAGAATGCTAGGCCATGCCAAAACCGAGACTACGGAGCGCAAGTACGTGAAATACAGAGATGCACTCTATGACGGGGTTCGTAAGGCTTTGGAGCCTTCGGACGTGACACAATCGTGACAAAAGCAAAAAGATGAGGCTGCGGGAGTCATCCGCAACCTCTCAAACGCAGAGCTGATGGCCGGAGTCGAACCGGCGACCTCATCCTTACCAAGGAACAACTACTCGCCAGCTATACCGTGCCAAGATGCCTATACTTCAGTACGCTCGTTGGGCGTGTTGAACTGTAGGCGTTTTCTTTTTATGCAAAAGATTAGGAGGCGAAGTCCAATGAGCAAAGCGGAAGACGTCGTCCGGATCGCCATGGGAGAAATCGGTGCTCCGTACGTGTACGGTGCTCGCGGCGGTCTGTGTACGCCGAAGAACCGGAAAGCCAGGGCCCGCGATGACTATCCCACGATCATCAGCAAGTGCCAGGTCCTCTCCGGAAAGAAGAGCAGCTGCGACGGATGCAAGTACAAGGGAATGCGGATGTACGACTGCCGCGGGTTCACCCACTGGGTGCTCCGGCAGGTTGATATTACGATTTCCGGTGCCGGTGCAACGTCCCAGTACAATGACAAGTCGAACTGGGCACGGCAGGGTGTCATTGCCCAGATGCCACGCGACAAAGTCTGTTGCGTCTTTAAGTATTCTGGCGGGAAGATGCAGCATACCGGGCTTTACATGGGCAACGGGCAGATCATTGACTGCTCCGGCGAGGTGACTGTACGCAAGAAGATCGTTTCCAGCTGGACGCACTATGCGATTCCGAAGGGACTGTATAGCGAGGAGGATCTGAGCATGATTGATGTGAATACTCCGCCGGCATATCCGACGCTCAAGCGCGGGTCCGCCGGCGACGACGTGGCTGTGCTCCAGACTAAGCTCGCTCAGCTCGAGTACGATCCTGGCAAGGTCGACGGCATCTTCGGCTCCAAGACCCAGCTTGCGGTCAAGAAGTTCCAGAAAGACTTTGGGCTCAAGGTCGACGGGATCGTCGGCGAGCAGACATGGGGCGCGCTTCTCAACACGCCTGCCCCTGAGATGCCCGGAACGAAGTACAAGGTCACCATTGGCGGCCTGACAAAGGACCAGGCGACCGAACTTGCAAAGAAGTATCCGGCCGCGGTTGTAGTTGCGCTCAAGTGATTCAAAATGGGAGGAAACGGTTATGGCAGACATTAAAGGTCTGACGCCGGAGACATTGTGGATCACGATCGGCGGAATTGTGGCCCTTTGCCTGATATTTATGGTAGGTTTCAACGTTTACGATGCGCTGTACAAGATCTCACAGCGCCGGAAAGAGCGTGACGAAGCCCGCCAGCCAGATCTCGCCGACAAGATCAGCCGGCAGGTTCTCGAGCGAATTGAGCCAAGGCTCAGTGAAATCGAGAGCAAACTCGACAGCGACAAGAGCCGTCTTGACAACCACGAACGTCTTATTGTAGCGTCTGAGAACAGCCAACGTGAAACACGGGACGGGCTGGTGGCCATCTGCAAGTATCTGATGGCCATCACCCAATACGGCAACCTGGGCGGTAATTCCAAGGAGATGAAGGATGCCACCTCCGAAATGACGAGGTATCTTGCGAGCAGGTTGTGATAGCTGATGTGGATCAAGGCTAACTCCTCAGCCATCAGCTCCACCCTTCCCTCAGACCTCCGCTCCGCCTATGAACGCCTTCCAGCGTGCTAGCTACCTGATGCAGACGCTTCAGAACCCCGCTGCATTCGCAAAGCAGGCGTTCCCGGATATTCCGGATGCGATCTGCAACAACCCGAACCAGATCTTGCAGTATCTTCAGCAGACGAGGGGGATCTCACCCCAGCAGATCAATAGTTTGGCCAGCATGGGCGGGAGGTGAAAAGACGATCGTCCCGAATAACGTGCGGCTAACTTACAGAGAGGTGAAATGCAATGGATCAGCCTAATCCTGGAACCGGTGGAAACGATCAGGAACCGACTACGAACCCGACTAAAACTTCTGTCAAATTGCCTGTGGACTATAAAACCAGACATGAAGCTTTCATGCGCTTTATGGCGGACGGCGGCACTTTAGCCGATTATGCGGCGCAGCACCCCGACTATGTCGCTGCAGTTAGGCAGACACTCGGCGAACCTAGAACGCATATGGATTATTTGCTTAGCGAACTGCTTACTAAGCGTAACTTTGTACAGCCTATTACGCGCGAGGAACAGAACATTTTGGCGATCATTGAGGGTGCTTCCACTGCATTTGGCAGTGATGATCCGTCTATTGACGTTAATAGTTTCCCGCGCATAACGTTGTCGTTTGGCAATCTATTTGCGTCTAACCAAGGCACGAGGTTGTTGGGCCAATTAGATGTTATTACTCCACTCGGCATGCATACTGTCACAGAGCAGGACTTCGTGATTGAAGTTCCCCTGACGAACATCAGGACCTTCAAAGGCATAAGGGTTGGGCTAGCGACCGTTATAATGTATGGGTGGTGGAGTTCTGACGGAACATATAGCGATCCTCTTGCACCGACGGCAGTCGCCGGCAAAGGCTTTGACGAGGTAGACTGTGACGGGTCGACGACGATATACGCGCCGAACGGCGAAGAGCTGTCCGGCGACAATGAAATACTCGTGAACTCTACGACTAGCGGTTATTTTTTCCAGCGTAAAGATGGCCTCGACTACGATTATGATAAGATTCTTTGCACGCTTACCTTTGAGGTGCCATCGCGATACTTTGACGACGATAATCTGATATTTAACGTAGGCTTTTCCACCTTTTACAGCCCGAACTCGGGTGGTGGCGGAGTGGTTTAAAGAGAGGTGAAATGTAATGGCAAAGTTAGATCCTGGAACCGGCGGAAACGATCAGGAACCGGTTACGAATACTACCGAAGCCTCGCCAAAACCGAGTGACTTCTTTAACTACAAAACCAGACGGGAGGGTCTGCTGAACAGTCCGGCCGATCTTGACACGCTCGAACAAATTACAGAAATGCACCCAGAATGGGGCGAATCATTGTTTAGGCATCTTGACGAGCCGCAGACTCACATGGATCTCGTGCTTAGCGAAATGCTGCTCAACAACCGTGTTGTGCCGCCTATTACCAGGGAAGAAGCGAACATCCAGAGTCTGGTCGCCGGCATTCGCAAAGGGCCTGGAGAAACAGGTGGCCAAGGTTCGCAAGATGATGGCAGCAGCGACGTCATCTATGTCGAGCTGCTCGCTCCGAATTCAGGATCATTTAACAATTGGATTGTCGGATCGTTTTCATACTCGTGGAAAGCAATGACAACTGGCGATAGCCAGACCGTAGACATTGGCCCCAGGCAATCGCCTAATTATCCACGTGTAGGGTACTTATTTGTTACGGCCGACGTAGATTCAGTCCAACGCGAAGGATGGTCTGTCGCGCAGGGCTCCTTTTCTGCGGTCCCCCGTGGTCTTACTAAGTTCGACAGTATTAACAATTCATTCGGGGACATCTACACTGTCAATGGCTCAAGCGGTGCGGCGCTTGTTATTACGCCGTTTGATGGCGCCTGCTATGATCCGAAGACAGACGCTAACTACGCTGGAGGCCGGATAAGCACCGATTACGCCTTTGCCTTCTTTATACTTGATGACGCTCTCCTCAACAAGCTTACCATTGACCTTTGTTTCTACCCAACAGAGAATGGTGAAGCATAATGCTTCACGATAGTCTAGGAGGGTTCTGCCATGGATAACACAAAACCCCTCACTGGTTACGAACGCTTCCTCGAAGCTGCCGGTGATGGATCTGATAACCAGCTTAAGCCCGTGACCCGCCGTGAGCATGTCCTGGACAGCATCGCCAAGGGTGAGCCGTTCACCGATCCGCACACCCGCGAGGAATATTTTCTGGCGAAGCTGAGTGATGCGATGCATGGGGGCGGAGACGAGGAAGATGACGAGTTCGCCTCATATAAGCGCGTCAAGCTCATCGACTATGACGGGGAACTGCTTTACGATTATAGCCCGAAGCAGTTTCTGGCCCTGTCGAGCTATCCGGATCCGCCAGCTCATGACGGGCTGACATTTGCTGGGTGGAACTCGGAACTCCAGGACGCGAAGAATTATGTTGAGAAGTATGGTTTGCTGACCATTGGGGCTATGTATGAGCCGACCGACGGCAACATGCACATTAAACTCTTGACAAATCCAACGGGTGACACAACTTATTTCTTCTTCGCGCCTAACCCGGAAGCTCGTGTTGACTGGGGCGATGGCAGCCCAGTGGATACTCCTCTGGGCAGTTATAATTACTGCACACACACTTATAGCGCCAATTCGGCAGTCTATGACATTGTCGTACATAACGTTTCCGGAGATGTTCCAGCCAATGCATTCTCGACACCTAGCGGATCTACCTACGGCAATTCAAACGTTCTCGAGGTTGTAATTCCGCCGACAATTGGCCATATTTATGCGAGGTCCTTCAAAAACTGTATCCGCTTGACTTCGGTCGTTCTCCCAGCGACACGCAACGGGACAGCGCACACTATATTAGCGGAAGCCTTCTACGGAAGTAGTCTTCGCGGGATAGTTGTGCCGCCTCGCATAGCCATCCTAGACAGCGAAGTGTTCGCATCAAATAAGTTTTTGCAGGAGATAGCGCTTCCGGCGTCGCCTTTAATGTACAGCAGCATCGCGGATTTTGTGCCTATGGGAACATTCAGCGGTTGCACTTCGCTTATCAGTTGCTCGATACCGGAAGGGTACGGTAGTATTTCTGACAACGTGTTTAGCGGCTGCGTATCATTGCTTGGAGTGGCTATCCCGGATAGCGTGAGTACGGTTGGAGTGGCCTTTCAGGGAACTACAAGTCTGCGTTCGGTAAGGATCCCTATCTCCAGTTTTACGGGCTTACTTGGAAACACATTTAGTGGTAGTGGGGTCATGAATGTGGAGGCCCCAGCCGTGCGACACATCGAGTCGGGCTGCTTCTCTGGATGCAGCCGGTTAAGACGAATCGTTGTCCAGAGGCTTGATGTTTCTAGTGGCGGGATGTTCTCGGCGTCCAAGTCGCTAAGAGAAGTTATTGCACCAGACGGCATTACCAGCGCCCCCTCTGGAACGTTTGTCGATTGCGCCGGTCTGCGTGAACTGCCGGCTATTACCGGCGCCAATATTTCCTCAGGGGCATTTTCTGGATATTTCGGCTTGGAAAAGATAGTTGTATCCGTCGACGGTGGTCATTTTACGAATCAAAGCGCGTTCACAGGAGTGTTCCCTCACTTAAAAGAGGTATATTTCACGAAGAAACCGGCAATCATCAATGAACACTTCTTCTCTTTGAGCGCAAATCCGCCAGTCACAATTTACTGCTGCTGGCCCGAAGGCGAAGTCGCCGGCGCACCATGGGGAATTCAGAATGCCACAATTGTATACGACTATCATGGCGACCCAACGGAGTCCTAAAATCCGGCCAATCACGGCCTGATTATACATATCTCTCTCATCTCTTCCCCTATTCCTACTCTACTATATTTTACGGAGGTGCATCATCATGACAACCGAAAACAATGGGATGTACATGCCTGTCGCGCCCGCTTACGGCGGCAACGGGGGTTTCGGCCTCGGCTATGATTACCGTCCGGATACCAGCGGCTATGAGTATCGGCCCGATCCCCGTCAGATGCCTCGGTGGTGATAGATGTGATGTATTACATTGGCGCGGTGCCCTTCGGAGGCGACGATGTCCAGCACTTTGGCATCAAGGGCATGAAGTGGGGCGTCCGCCGCACGCCGGAGCAGCTGGGGCACAAAAGCGCCGGGCCGAAGAAGATCAAGCGCCCGCAGGCGCACACGATCAATCCGAAGAAGAAAATTAAGATTGATCCGAACATGAGTGACGACGAGCTTCGGTCCCGCATCAACCGCCTCAAAATGGAAGAGGAATATAAGCGGCTTCTTTACGCCCCGGAAAAGGAAAAGACAACTTCCGTCGGTAAGAAACTGGTTATTGCCGGCCTCAAAGAGATCGGCCTTGCCGCGGTTAAGGGTCTGTTTGACACCATGAAGGAAACCGCCAAATACGCGGCGAGCGGTGACGACAGCTCCAAGAACGACAAGCGCAACAAAAAAGATAATAAGAAAGACGCCAACGCGAAGCAAAGCGAGTCAGAGTACGTCGGTCGGCATTCTCCCGGCAATGTTCCAGGAAAACACAGCCCAGAACGGCGTCGCAGAAAAGGTGAGCAGGCGACCGAGTCGATCCTTTCCAGGCTCGGCGACTATAAAATGTCCGCCTTGACCGAGGAAGCGCCGGCGGGAAGACAGCGAGGCTCGGATCGTCTTGCGACGACGGAGCTGCTTCGTGGAGGTTTACGATGAGCATGTATTACATTGGCTCCGTCCCGTTTGGCCAAAGTGATATTCAGCACTTTGGCGTGAAGGGGATGAAATGGGGCGTTAGGCGGTACCGGAATGAGGACGGTACGTTGACGGCCATGGGCAAAGCCAGATACGAGAAGGCCCAGAAGGACGTTTCTAAATACAAATCTTTTGGGGAGCGCTTGGCGAGAACTACTGCCGGCGGTCTTGTTGGCGGTGCACTTAGCTTGGCGGCCGATGTAGTTATAGCCACGAGTGCGACCAAGGTTGGTGCGGCAATCGTTAGCAGCGCCGCAGCAGCTGGAGCAGGCGGAGCTTTGCTTGGGCTCTCGGCGACGGCACTTGTTCAGGGTGCGCATGCGCTCCGTACGTATCGTGGGGCTAAATTTATTGACACCTACAGGGACGCGTACAATCGAACAAAGAAGAAAGAAAGGTGACGTTATGGCCGTTTACTACATCGGCTCCGTCCCGTTTGGCCAAAGTGATATTCAGCACTTTGGCGTGAAGGGGATGAAATGGGGCGTTAGAAGATTCCAGAACGAGGATGGATCCCTCACGGCTCTCGGCCAAAAACGATATGGCTCTAGCGGCCTGCGCGACGCTCGCGGTAGAGCCAGGGACTTAAATAAGCTTGACCGCGAACAAGCAAACGCTCGGACACGTTATGAGCATTACAACAACAAGGCGAACTTGAAGCTTGCTCGAGCGACAAAAAGACTTAAAAAGGCAGAGGAGCGTGGAAATGATGTAAAAGCTGACAAACAGCGCTCAAAAATCGACGAAATAAATTCTGGGAAAACGGTTAAAAAAGCCGCCGAATACAAGGCGTTGCTCGATCGCTCCAAAGCCCTTACCGACAAGATCATTGCTGACTCCCTTGCATCTGGATATTCCGTAAAGAGCCGCGACACGATTCGTTTTGTCAATACGGGACGAAACGCGGCAGTGAACCTCCTTGCAGCTGGTGTCGGCACGGCGATCTCGGTCGGCACGGGTGGTATGGTTCGGGTCGGATATGCTCAGTCGCAATGGGCGCCGGGGACCAAGTACAAGGTCAAAAATGATGGCTTAGGCTATCGCGAAGACCGCACCCAGCACACAGCTAAACGTCGGAGACGGTGAGCATGTATGGCAACCCTGGCGTTGGCGGTGTGGTATTTGACGACCCAAGACTATACACCAGCCGCCGGCGGTAAAAAGGATCTGATATTTCATGCTCTCAAACACAGCTACTCCCAAATACTACGGAGAATTCCGCCAAAAGGTTCTGCGCGGTGAGATTCCCGTAAATCGGGAGGTGTCCATGCAGATGAACCTGATCGACGGGCTGATCCGTGATCCAAGATATTTTTACGATCCGGCGCCGGTTGAAGGGTTCATTAAGTTCTGTGAACATGAAATGGTGCTCCGCGACGGGCGGCCATTCCATATGCTGGACTCATTCAAGCTGTGGGCGGAAGACGTCCTGTGCTGGTTCTACTACGAGGACCGCTCTGTGTACGTTCAGAACGATAACGGATACGGGGGACATTACGTCCGGAAACGTGTCAAGCACCGGCTTCGCAACAAGCAGTTTCTGATCGTGGGGCGAGGTGCGTCCAAAAGTACGTATGCCAGCTGCCATCATAATTACGCTTTGAACGTCGACACGTCGACCACAAAGCAACTGGCCGTGGCCCCGACCATGAAACAGGCGGACGAGGTGATCGCGCCAATCAAGACTGCGATCGCCCGTTCGCCTGGACCTTTGTTCAAGTTCCTGACCGACGGATCGATCAACAACACGACCGGCTCTAAGGCGAACCGGGTGAAGCTGGCGTCCACCAAGATGGGTATTCAGAACTTCATCACAAACTCGATCCTCGAAGTGCGGCCAATGACGGTCGATGCTGTGCAGGGGCGTGGTGACGCACTCGCGACGGTTGACGAATGGCTGTCCTGCGACATCAACGAGGATGTCATCGGCGCTATCGAGCAGGGTTCGGCCAAGGTGGATGACTGGCTGATCTTCGCCATCTCCTCTGAGGGCACATACCGAAACGGTCCCGGAGATACAATCAAAATGGAACTTACCAAGATCCTGAAGGGCGAGTATGTGAACCCGCACGTCAGTATCTGGTGGTACAAACTCGACGACCTGAAGGAAATCGAGAACCCGGCTGCCTGGATCAAGGCCAACCCGAACCTCGGCATTACTGTCAGCTATGAAACATACCAGACTGAGAAGGCCGAGATGGAAGCCTCCCCTGTTAAGCGCAACGACACAATCGCCAAGCGCTTTGGCATCCCGATGGAGGGCTACACATATTACTTCACATACGAGGAGACAAAGCCGCATCGCCGTCGTGATTTCTGGAATATGCCATGCGCGATGGGCGCGGACATGAGCCAGGGCGACGACTTCTGCGCGTTCACGTTCCTCTTCCCTTTCAACAACGGGCAGTTCGGCGTCAAGACGCTTTGCTACATTACCAGCCGAACACTCTACAAGCTTTCAGCGGCCATGCGGCAAAAGTACGACGAACTGATCAAGGAAGGATCGCTCGTGGTGCTCGAGGGGACTGTCCTCGACCTGATGGATGTGTACGACGATCTGGACAGATGGATTCAGGAGCGTAAGTACGACGTTCGCTGCTTTGGCTTTGACCCGTACAACGCTCAGAGCTTTGTCGAGAGATGGTGCCAGGAGAATGGCCAGTTCGGCGTTGTCAAGGTCATTCAGGGCGCAAAGACGGAATCGGTTCCGCTTGGCGAGATCAAGAAGCTGGCCGAGGACCGGTCGCTTCTGTTCGACCAGGCGATGATGAGCTTCACCATGGGCAATTGCATGGTGCTGGAGGATACGAATGGTAACCGAAAGCTTCTGAAGAGGCGCCACGACGAGAAGATTGACTCCGTTGCGGCTCTTATGGACGCTTTTGTCGCCTACAAGCTGAACAAGGACGCTTTCGAATAAAGGAGGTACCCCAGTGACCCAGTTCTACATTGTCGAAATACAGCAGTATCAGAACGGAGAGTACGGCCATATTGTGCACGTCGCCTATGATAACGACCCGGACAAAGCCAGACTCAAAGCCGAGAGCAAGTACCATGAGGTCCTGGCCGCTGCCGCGATCAGCGAACTGCCCAGCCACGCCGCTATCCTATTCACGTCGAAGGGCGCACCGATCATGAACCGCTGCTATGAGCACCCGATGACCTTCGAATACGACAGCGACGACCTTCAGGTTCCAGATAATCCGTATGCTGGGTGATAGATGACGCTTCAGGAAGGAGGAGACTGACTTGGCTATACCGACGTACCAAAAACAGACACTATCTGACCTGAAGCGGATTCATTACGACCTCCCGGTTGCCACCAGCACGACGCTTGGCGGCATCAAGATCGGATACAATCAAAATGGAAAAAAGTACCCGGTCGAACTGTCAAATGACCACAAGGCGTTTGTCGAGGTGCCGTGGGAGGACCACGTTTATACGCTGCCCAAAGCCACAGACAATGCTCTTGGCGGTATCCAGACCGGATATTCCGAGAACGGCAGGAACTATGCCGTCAAGATGGACGGCAACAAGGCCTACGTTACTGTGCCATGGGCGGACACCAAGTACACGCTTCCTCTTGCCGCGAATGGGACTCGAGGCGGAGTGCAGATTGGCTTCCAGACAAACGCTGCAAATCGGAACTATGCCGTGCAACTGTCCGGAGAGAAGATGTATGTCAATGTTCCGTGGATAGATACCAAGTACACGCTTCCTCTTGCCGCGAACGGGGCTCGAGGAGGGGTGCAGATTGGTTTTCAGACAAACGCTGCAAATCGGAACTATGCAGTGCAACTGTACGGAGAGCAGATGTATGTCAATGTCCCGTGGACGGACCACAACACGACATATTCTGTCGCCACCAGTTCAACGCTTGGCCTTGTCAAGATTGGCGCGTCAACGTCCGGCAAGTCGTATCCTGTAAAGCTCAATGGCTCCGGCCAGATGTATGTCGATGTTCCCTGGACAGATACAGATACCAAGTACACGCTTCCTCTTGCTGCGAACGGAACTCGAGGAGGCGTACAGGTAGGTTTCTCGACAAACGCCGCAAACCGAAACTATGCCGTGCAATTGTCTGGAGAGAAAATGTATGTCAATGTTCCGTGGACAGACTATGACACAAACATGGCGGTTATTGAGTGGAGTGTAACCTATAATATTGAACACGGCGGGAATGCTACAATTGCTCGGCCAAACGACAAAAAGCCGACAAACGGCTACCATACGCTTAGCTATGTCCAGATCGGTACCGGCCACAACGGCATTGTCATTCGGTCATTTACGCCAGGCCATGTATATTTGCGGAATACGACGAACGTTGATCTTAATGGATACGTTCTTAGAGTCAAGCAACTGATCGGCAAATTTTCGTGGTCTGGCATTGATGAGAATTCCTAAAGGAGGAGACCGCGATTGTTTTTCTATGACGGAACGCATTCCGTCCAGTTTGACGTGAATTATGGCAACGGGACGTGGGTCAAAACGCCGGAGGAAAACAGCACGCCTTCGACACTCCCCTCCTCCACCAGCGCCTCGTTCATCATGGACGAAGACTATTGCGCGGTGGGCGGCAGCATCAACGGCGCCCATACGCATTGGACGGACGGATACGGAGCACAGCACAGGATCGCCGGCCGTAAGATGATGCGCGACACGTTCGCCAGCTGGCACCTCGTCCCGACCGAAAAGCCGGCTGTGAATCCGCCTGGCGTACGGACGAGATACGTCGACGTGCCTGGCAAGGACGGCCAGCTGGATCTGACGGAGCTTCAGAACGGCCTGCACTTCAACATGCGCCAGGGCAACTGGAAGTTCTACATCAACACGGATTATATTTCCTTTGAGAGCGCGTATCAGCTTCTGCGCAATTACCTGCACGGGCGCACTCACAAGGTGTCCCTTGCAGACGATCCCGCGTGGGAGTATACGGGCCGGTTTGCTGTTGGCGAGCCGAGCATCGGACAGGGGTATCCGTCCATCTCGGTCACCTATGCCCTGATGCCGCATCGCCAGAGGATCGGCGGATATTCTGACTGGCTTTGGGACCCGCTGAACTTCGAGATCGATCAGTTCAAGGATCCGGTCGTCACCTCCGATCTGAAGGAGGTCGATACGATTTGACAGGCTATCGAATCTACATGACCACGACGGCCACTGTCGTCGGAAGCACGGCAAACGGCATTCTCCTGTATGATTCCGAGGCAAACTACGCCAGTGATTTTCTGCCGTGCGGTCTTCGAGTCACGGCTGCAACACTCAAAAAGGAGCTGAACAAGGCGTCTTCCCTCTCCATCACTGCCGTCTCGAACGGTGCAGGGATGGCCTTTACGCCGTTTTCCAGCTATGCGCAGGTTGTTGTGACGGACGGGACATCCATGCAAAGGATATTTTTCGGCCGGCTCACAAGCATTAGCGAGGACATCAACGGCGAGATCTCCATGGAGTGCGAAGGCTTCCTGAGCTTCCTGGAGGATACGGTTGTATTCCCGTGGGAGCTTCCTGTGTACAACACGACGGATAAGAAGTATGTGATGGACTTCAGCCAGGATGACAAATCCCAAAACTATCAGGAGATGTCCATCAAGCAGTACATGGGGATGATCGCCGTCGAGCACAACGATCAGACAAACGGCGTGCGCGATCCAAGATATTTGTGCGGTGTTTCTGCCGAGGACGCGGCATCCCAGACAAAGCAGATCTTTGTGCGGGACGGCCTTGACACGCCGCTGAGTGTGCTTGAGAACGACCTGGTGGACTATTACGGCGGATATTTGGTGCCGAACGTGGAGGACTACGCTCCTTTTGATGAAAGCAAGTTCATTACGTCCGACGACTATAGGAACAGTCGTGTCCTCTCCTACTACCCGAAGGCCGAATACGTCTCCGGCCAGACGCAGGATATTCAGTACGGGGTCAACCTGATCGACTTCACGATGGATCAGGAGCCGGACGATTACTTCACCCGTTTGCTCCCGATCGGCGAGGATGACCTGTACATCAACGGCGGCAAGGTCATGCTGATGCGGATGGCCAAGAACCAGAAGATTATATTTGACCTGCCGAGACAGAGTCTTCTGCTTCTGGCGATCCGCTCAATGCCGGACAAACCGTACGGACAGGTTACAGGCGGCTATACGATGGAAGCAGAGGACGGAGGCCCGGTCGAGGATATTTCGACAGATCACGATGGAACGGACAGCGCTGCCTACCCGAGAGGTGGCGGAGGCGGCGGAAGCGGAGAACCTGTGACGGAAGACTCGGCCGACTGGAACTTCTTCCGCCTTATCAACTCGTCCGCCGAGGTCATCAGCAAGAAGTGGATCCTCAAGTGCACACAGGCATCGACGTTCAAGATCTGGTATCAGCTGGAGGACCTCAGCAAGAATACGGACGAGCAGACGCCGGAGACGGTCGACCAGGCCGAGGCGCATGTCGGGTCCATCATTGACGATGACGGGCAGGGCCATGCCGTTGTGAGGTCGCCATTCCTTGATATTGACGACACGTCGGATGCCCCGCCGGCGATTCTCAGGCAGGAGACGTTCGGCAAGATCCGCAAGCCGAAGAGCCTGTACAAGAAGGCTCGGGCATATTTGAAAAAGTACGCCAACGACCGGCACCGGACATACTCGCTGACGGTTATTGACATGCATCTCGTCGACCCGACCAACTATCCGCACCCGTTCCGCATCGGACAGAAGCTTAAGATCATCGGACCTGACAGCGGAATCCCGATCCCGAGAAGCGGCGTAACGGATATTTGCATGTCGATCGAGTATGACCTGTTCCAGATCGGCCAGGTCAACCTTGAGATCGGCGAGCCCGTACAGACGCTCAGCCGCATGACCGGTGACAGGAACAAGGGACGCAAGAAGAGCTGAGAAGGAGGTTATATTTATGGCTACATTGGCGGCCAACCTGAGTGCCATCCGCACAGCGATCTACGGAAAGGAAGTCCGTAAGGCCATTGCTGACGCGATCGAGCAGGCGGTGGATTACAGGTATACAAACATCGAGAATTTCTTTGACAGCGCGCTTAGCTCAACCAGCCAAAACGCTGTCCAGAATAGAGTCGTCAAGGCTGCTATTGACGGGCTTAGCGGGCGTATTGATGCCATTGACACGCAGACCGACGTTGTAAACGATCTTGTCACGTACGTGCATGACGACCCGCATCAGGAAAGTTCCACTCTTGGCGGTCCTTCGTGGACAGATCCTGACACCCATGAGGAAACCTCAAACCCGGCCAGCGGCTCGCACCTTCTTGGCACAAGCGGCCGTTATATTTTCTACTTTGAGAGGCAGTCAAGCAGTGGCCCATGGACGGACCGATCCGTAAAGAGCCGTACAGTCAGGTTCGGAGCGCACGGACGCTTTCTCATGATCTGCACCGGCGAAGGAGCTGGACGCAACGCCATTTACATTCTTATTCTCAAGGAGGAAAAGACCGACGGAGTTGTCACAGGCTATACACCGCTTCTGTATAATATGGCCGGCAATGCAGACATATTTGACCGCACAACACCGATCTCAGTGTCCTATACTCCAGGAAGCACTGATTACGCTACGTTGATGTTCTATCCGGGAACGGATGCGCCGGCTCAAAGCAGTGTCCAATTTATCGCACTAAGCGCGTCGGCGACGATCGGGTCGTAATGTTTTCGCAACAATCCCACAGCTAGTAGTGAGTAGGCAACGAAGGAGGTACACTATGAAGCTGCCGAAACTGTTGGATAGAATCTGGAACGGAAAACTGCCGGAACCCACGACACAGGAACGATTGGACACCCACGCCAATCGGCTCGCCGACAAATTAGGCGAAGTGCCGGAGGATGAGAATCAGTGGGCAATCCGCCAGCTTCTGCTCAAGGAGATCGCAGAAACTGAAGACACAGTGGCGAAAGTCAACGAGGCGCACAAGGCGCCGGCGAGACGGAAGCACTGGTGGAATAATGTTTCACCCGACACCTGGGCGAAGTGCGGGCTGTACACGGCTCTCACCGTCGGACTCACCTATATCGGATACAACGCCGATAAGGATGGATCCATCATTCCCAAATGGGCGAAAGAAAACATCGGAGAGAAGATATTCAAGCTGTAAGCATGGAAAGTATGACTTGACATGCCTACTCACCGGAAACGGCTGGCTGAAAAAGCTGGCCGTTTTTTTTTTCAAGGAGGT